CTCGGATCAAGTTGTTGGTATTGCTCTAGTAGTTCTGGCCCGACGTCTTGCAACACCGGGTCAACAAATGCGCGCATCGCGTTGTCATTTATCACTGTGTCTGCAATGCCCTCCATCGCTTGATTAAGCGCCACCTGATAAGCGTTTTGGTCTATCGGGCCAAAGCCCATTTGCTCTGGTATGCCGCGAACAAACTCGCGACCCTGCTCAATAGTCTGCGCCGGTATATCCGTTGTGTCGTATGCAATAGCACCGCCTGCGCCAGACGCCATGCCTGCTGCACTGTGCGCAACAAATTCCGCTAACGGCTGAAAGGGCTGGGTCATCTTGCCCACCGCGTCTTTGAGTCCCGTCCACGCTCTGTTCTTTCTGTCGCGGTTTGATGAGAACCGTTGCGTGACGCCTTCCATCGTTGGGATCTCTGCGGCTTCTGCATTGTTAGTTGAAGCAACAGCCCCAGCGCCCATAACGGCTGGGATAAGCCCCGGTATCGACTTGACGTCCACACCGCGTGCCTCTAACCGACGCAAAATGTCTTCTGTTATCTGGCCCGAATACGCCTTCATCTGAAGCGCACGGATTTCTTGCTGCGTTGGGTTTGCGGGGTCTTTTACTAACTTTTGCGCGTCACCAAATCTGGCATCTGGAAGCAGGTCGAATATCGTGACGTCTTCCGCATTTTTTAGACGACCAACTCCTTCACCGGGAACCGCAAATGGATAGGACGGGTGAGAGGATTGTTGCAACTCCCCCTCTTGAATAACGCCGACGTTTTGGATGCCCGCATCTCTCGCGCTTAACTGTCGAGTGTCTGCCAAAACCAATCGCGCCTGCCCCCTGCTCAACCCGCCTTTGTTGCGGAATTGAACGTCCATCATGTTCATAAGTTCTTTGCGCACAACATCCGGGGCGTTACGCCACGCATCAACTGATGCCGGGTCGTCTACACCCTTCCAGCCTTTGATTTTTTTGCCTGCGTTTACGCGCTTGCCCTTTACCATCGACCCGACAGTCGCAAACTTTCGTACCGCTCGGTCTAACTCGCGCTTCTGAGCCTTGGTCATATTGGCAGACGCATAAGCAAGCATCGCCTCACCTGTCTCAACCGCAAAGTCACCGCCTGTTGGTGCCATACGCCAAGGAATATACGCTGGGTCTTGCTTTGTTTTTTGTCTTATCTCAGCCGCCTTACGTTGGATATCAGCGGCTGGCGCTTGCGCCGACGCCCACACTGACGGATTCTCAAACATAAAATCCTGCCCGCCTCGCCTGCTGACGGGCCGGTTTAGCGTTACGCCGTCAATGGCGGTTACAAAGTCACCGGCCCCAGTTCGATCTGACATCGAGGTCACAAACGAACGCCCCTCTAGATCCGATAGCGAGAGTTGCGGCACATTCTCTACATCAGACCGCTGTAGCGTTTCGACAGTAGTGTTTGCTAAACGCTCTTGCTCCCTTTTTCTTGCGTCAAAGCGCGGGTCAAACTCTGAACCAATCGTCCTTGACCCACTCGGAAACTTGACGCCCGCCTCCGCTTCTTGCGCTGATAAAGCCGCCACACCACCAGCCCCTACATAGGTCACCGGCATTGCATATCGTTCTGCTATTTCGATGATCTTGGGATCAAAGATCACATAGTTTTGTGCGTTCGCCGAGTTGCGCTCTTTATAAGTAATGCCCTTCGCACCAATCTTTTGTAAGGCTTGACGTATTTTCGTCGGCGCTTCTTGAGCCGGTGTGCTTGCGTCTACCATGCGGTAGTAAATGTCGCGCCCTGTTGGCTCCTTCAGAAACGGTCTATTACGGCGCTTTTCTATACTCTTAGCCGCTACCTTTATAAATTCTGGCTGCTCGCTTAAAGGCGCGTCCCAGTCCAATAGCTCACCAGCGTCGGCGTCGATCTCCAACCGCAGCATGTGACCTCTTTTCGGAGGGTTATCCGATAAAGCCTGTGCGACCTTTAAGTACGCCTCGCGCGTAGCCTCATCGATGTCCGGGTCTTTTGCTAACTCGCGCATCGACCACGGCGTTTCATGCATCAACGCCCGCTCCCAAGCGTCCATCATGGAATAGTCGCCATCTGCCGCCTGATATTGCGACATCATCCATTCTTCATGGTCTACATCGCGGGGCGCATAACTACCCGCTATCTCGTCGGCGTTAGACGCATAAATGCCCTCACCGTACATCTGTCCGTGAGTGCCTCGGTTAACACCTAGCTCAAAGTCGTCAAACTCATACTTAGTGCCATGGACGGCGTCCAGCTTCTTGCGTTGGTTGTCGACTACTAGGCTCGCAAGGCTTGGCTTTTTACCCACGCAGTTGCTCCGTCAGTAGGTCAACCACGCCTGTCTCGGTGCCGTCGTTCTCAAGATCCAACCCGCGCGCTTCTTCAAGCGTCTTATAGGTCTGGGCCTCTTTAAGTTTCTTATCGGCGTCCATCTCAGCAAGCTTTGCCTGCAACTCAGCGATCTGCATCTGCATCTTCTGCTGATCCATCGCCATCTTGGTCTGCGCCTCTACCGCAGCCGACTGCTGCTTCATCTGCATCTCGTTAGACTTCATCTGCAAGTTGGCTTGGCTCTCGGCCTGACGCATCTGCAAATCGGTCATTGCAAGCTGCTCTGCAACGCTTGGGCCTGCCGGTTGTTTAGGCGGCACGGTTGCCGGGTCGGTAAAGAACGTCTGAGTCTCACCGACGTTACCCAACTCAACGATGCGGTCGAGCGTGTTGTAGACGTTACCCGGAGTCGCCAGACCATGCTGCGCAGCCTCTTTCTGAATCGTCAGTAGGTTATTAAGCATCTGCAATTCTTCGGCCTTGCTGTTATAGCCAAGCCCAACCTCAACGCTCACATTATTACGCTCAGACCAGTTCGCCGGGTTAAACGCTACCCACTCGCCTCTAATCCGAATGGTGCGATCCTTGTCTACCGTCGTGCGTAACAGTTGGTGCATCTTTACAAATAGCTGCTTAACACCTGTCTCGCCAAATATGCGCACGATCATCTCTATGCGCTGGCTTGCCTGACTGATCGCAGACTGATACGCGCCCATTGTGGTTTCGCGCAAGATGTTGGGGTCTAGGCTCAACTGCGGCGTGACGCCTGTGCGGATGCCCTGCACCTCGTCCATCGTCTTAATCACCGGCAGTATCTCCGACACAATCGGCTGAACCTGTTCTTCGCGGAGCGCACTTGGATCTCGCGCCGGGATGAACTCACTCGCCGTATCTAGCAGCACATCTAGCGTGCCTGCTTCATCCGATATAAACGCATCGCCAACGTACTTACGTCGCACGTTCGCTTTGTAGATGTTGTCCAGCATGTTGCGCATCAGCGTTGACTTGATCTTCTGGATGTCTTTGACCATGTCGATCATGGACATGCCGGGGTGCTGGTGCGGCAGCGGTACAGTCGTGAGCGCGACGAATGGCTGATAGTTGATTTCCTCATCAGCAAAGATGGTGCTGCCAATGAGACATATCTTGCGGTGCTCGGCTATGCCATCGCCGTCCTCGTCAATCTTTAAGAAACACTCGTTAACCGTGTACAAACGCATCGATGGATCAGACTCATCGACGTCATCCTCGTCCTCAGAAAACAGTTTGTTCTCGTCTTCCTCATCAAACTGGTTACTGCCAGAACCAACGTCCTCAAGCATGTCCCGGTCATAGCCCATCTCGACCAATTCGGAGTACGTCTTGCGTACCCGGTGGCAGATAAAGTCGGCCTCGTCTAGATCAATAGAAAAACAGTTTTCTGCGACCAGCAGTTCATCAGGCGGGATGTTCACCAGCTTCGGCTCACAGATTTGCTTGGTGACGCGCAGCTTGACGCTAAAGGTTTCGGTCTGTGACGCATAACCGTCCGTCATCACTTCTTCATAAGCAGACTCCTGCTCGACGACCTCGACCTCCCCCTCTTGCGAAAGATTAAACATTGCAGCCTGCAACTGCATCATGTCCAAGCCTTTGAATTCTTCGGTGCGCGTGACAACGCGCTCGTCCATAAACAGCTTGATGTAGCCGTTTGGATACATGAGTGTGTCTTTGAACCAGTTGTATAGGGCTAGGAATGCGTTGTTTTCGCGGGTCAGATAGTGGTTGCTGATCTGCGTCTGCTGACGCGCCTCTTGCTCGTCTTCCGGGCCAACAGGCTCGTACTTAACTACCTCACTGCTGGACGTAAAGACGCGCATGATTGAGGGTAACGCCCACTCAACCGCCTCCATTGTTTCACGGGTAACAACGCTGGAAAAACCATCACGCTCGTTGCCGTACTCACGCCCGACGTAATAGTCATAATTCTCCATGCGAGTCTCGGAGATTTCTCCACCAGACTCGTTCAGACAATCATTGATCTTGCCGCGCACAATGCTGACGACTTGACTCTCGTCCATTGGCTCTATATCCATTAAATTCTCCAAGCGGTGTCTTGCGACCACTGTGTGCCGACTATTTTGCGTCGGCGGTCACTCATCGCCGGTTCGTGTATTCGCGCCCAAGAAGACTGCTTGAATCCTTGGGCGACTTGTCTAAACGCATCCGCGCCATTTGATGCCCAGTTGTGTAAGGGCGTGCTGCGGTGCGTGTTGTTCTTTGCATCAAAGGAATATTCGTAGTTCGATAGCGACTCTATGCCCTGCTCGCAACGCTCTTTGTCAAACCAACAACTGGCAAACATGCGCCGGGTCATCTCAATGCCTTCTTGTATGTGCCTGATGCGCGGCACCACCTCAATCGGCTTTACGCCTGCATCCTCTAGCTGCTGCTTACGGTTGTTCACCATGCCCAACAACTCAAAGTCGACGTCGTGCGGTAAGTAGTGCGTCCCGTACAGATAGTTCTTGCTCTTAATCGCCTTGGCGTACCAATCAAGATCAACGAGACGATTCTCGTCGTAGTCGATGAACCGATATTCAACGCCTACCTTCTGGAAGTACCAAATCGCCGTCGTATCGTTCTTGCCCAAGTCCCACGCCGTGTGTACTTCGCACGCCGGTTCTATTGGGACTGTGGTAATGCGCCCTTCCTCGCGCGCCTGTTTCATCTGCTTGCCGTAGATGGCTGACGTTGCAAACGACTTAAACTCGCCTTCCCAGACGTGCAGATAATCGTCGTAGTCGATCTGCTTTAGATGCTCTAGCTCGCTGACCAGTTCATCAGGAAACCAAGGGTTATCACGCCAACTCACCTTCTCAACGACGGCGGCGTCTGGCGCGTTCTCTACAAAGCGTTTGTAGGTGGCGTCGGATCTTAGTTGCGGGTTGAACGTGACCCATATCTCAGAGCCGGGCTTACGAATGGTCGGTATCAACACTTGCCAGGATTCGTCTGACACTCGGTCAGCTTCCTCAATCCAGCATATGTCGATGCCTTCCGTCGACTTGATCTTATCGACGTTGTGCCTCAACCCCTCAAAGATAAACTCAGAACCGTTACGGCCCCGGATGGTGTGTTCAACGATCTCGTATTCGTCTTGCAGCCCAAGGCGCTCTATCTGGTCAGCCAGCAACTTATGCACCGACTCGCGGATGCTACCCTGTACTTCCCTCGTACACAGAATTCTCAGTGGCCTCTGCGTCGCCTGTATCAGCAGAGCGATAGCGCAGTTCCATGACTTCGCCGCGCCCCGGCCTCCCCAAAACACTTTGTAACGGTTCGGCTTGTATAGGCTCTGGTAAACCGCCGGTATCTCTAGAACTTTCTCCAACTAACTTCACCGTGATCTGTTTTAGTTGTTCGTCAGCACTGTCCAAACTCTGCACAGCAATCGCTGCTAAATTCGGCACCGCCTTGTTCAATAGGATTTCGATAGCGCGCAGTTGTGTGGTCGATAACTCACACTCGCCAAACGCATGATCTGTAAGGCGATTAATTAACTGACTTGCTTGGATTTTTGTGCGCACCATGTCGGAGTGGCGCTTGTTAAGCCGCACTGCCATTGTTGCTATCTGCGACGTTTTCTAGCAGTTGTGCGCTTCGCCATCTTCGGCTTTTTCTTTGCCGCTTTTTTATACGAACCGTAGTGTGTACCGGGCATTAGTCCTTCCCCGCCTATTTCTTATTCCAGCTTGATTTGGCTTTAGCTTTAGCTGCCTTTGACAAACCGCCAAAGTGATAAATCGGCTGGCTTGTTTTGCCATGTGTCTTACCGCTGTGCATCTGGCCGTCAGGCATCTTGTGCATATTTCCAGAATGCTTGGTGCCGTCCTTAAAATAATGATTGACGCCTTTTGCCATCAGGTTTCCCCGCGTTGTCGATAAGTGTTGTGTTTAAGTGCAGCCGCCCTACCGATGGGGGATAGGACGGCCGCGTCAGCCGCAGGAGGTTGGCTGACCGATCCGCAAGGGACATTATGGATCGTGGTAATTCTTTCAAATATAAATGCGCACAGCAAAAAAGCGTCCTGTTGGGAAATTGAAAAAAAACTGCTTGTCTGCGCACAAAGGTCGCTAGGTTTCTGCGCATAAAAAAACCGCCCGAAGGCGGTCTTCGTTGTCACTAGCTTTACGCTATTACAGAGCAGGATTTTTCAGAAAAACGATTTTCTTTGGCACTCCCCAATCGCCCGCCAATTGATTGTGAATAGCGGCATAATGCTCGCGCACTTTCCGATCAAACGAATCAATCTCATTCAAAACAGAATAATCGTCCGTTCTAGCCATCAAGGACAATTGTTCTAGCACTCGCGTTCGCGCTGCTTGTAGCGGTGTTTCATCTTGTTTGTTACGCATCCTGACCCCCAGCCGCTTACGCGGCTTCCGTCAGTTGCTTAAGAGTTTCTTGGCCGACCATATGTCTGGCCTGCGCGGTTTCGGGCAGTCGGCTGTCAGCCTCCTTTTCGACAACTCTTCGGAATGAGCCAAGATCATCTTCTTCCATGATCCAAGCGCCGTTAATACCAGTAAATCCAACCTTGTATCCAGACGCCTGCTTGTGGATTTTCTTGATCTTAGAGATTGCCTCTCTGCGAGATGCCGCTTCTACAACTCCGAGGAAGC